GTAGAACTGGAGATACCAAATATCACTGGAGTGATTACCTTGGTGCTTTGATTATGGCTTTAGCCATTGGTGTTCCTTTTGCAATTTACTTTTGGAGAATGTAATCATGATGTATCACGCTATCCACTTAAACAACAACCTGGTCGTAAGACCAGTTGTTGATGGCATCACTGAGATCGAATGGTTACATGGATGCAGATGTTTTGAAATATCAGAGTCTAGGTATCAACTGGAGATGCGACTCAGGTATTTGGATGACAAGCATCTGCTCACAACTGAAGACTGGAGCCAATTCATAAGCTCACTGGATGATCCTGGCAATGTTCCTAATAACAAATTCATACCTACCTACGTCAAGCGTGACAAGTGGGATGCCAATAGACCTATCTACTAATCATCATGAACGAGAACTATCTACCCATCTGTACCAATTGCTATGGTGTCCGAGTTGAACCCCATCGTGCTAAAGCTATACGACCAACGTGTATGGCTTGTGGAGAAATCCTGGCACGGAAGGTGCAACACACCATAGCTCCAATCAACAAGAGCAGCTACATGTTGATTAGCAACATGGATGAACTTAAACAACTTAACCCAAAGAGGACAACATGAGAATGAAAGACTTTCTGTTAGGACTTGAAGATGACCTACGTAGTAGGGGTAACTACTGCTGTTATTGTTTACAGCCTCAAGATGGCAAGATCTCTTGTTGTCAAGAAAACCACTTTGTTCCTTTCAATGATCTCTATGAAGAAGATCAGAAAGCAATGATCCAAGAAGCTGCTGATGAATATGCTGAATGGAGTAAAACTCAGTGATAAACGCTCAGCCCAGCAAGCCTGTTCCCGCCACCAGAGGTGGCAGGGGCTTGCGAGGGGCTTCGCTTAGGTTTATTAATCGGGCTAGCCACCCCGCGCAAGCGTGGGCGGGGATGGCTTCGCCCTCTTTAATTTTCAAGGAGATAGTCATGGACTTAGATTTAGTTGATGAGATGAATTGGGAAGACAGTGACAAAGTTGAAATGATTTCTTTAGAAGAAGCTGGTTTGGAAGAAGCAGCTTTAGTTGAAGAAACACATCTACACGGTCATGTGTTTCGTAATGGTATTCACGCATATCTGGATTGGTTCTTTGATGGATCAATAGAGAATGACGATTACTAATCATTGGTTCATAGAATCAAATGAGTACGATGACATGCTAAAGAGCGTTAACATCGACACCCCTTTTGAACAAGAGGGCGATAGCCACAAGCAACTGGAGCTATTCACAACGGAAGAACCACAGCTTGAAGACGTCAGTTACTAATAACAAACTTCGATATGGTCTTAGCAATAGGATCATATCTAGGCAATGTTGCCTTTAGAGAGGAACACACATGAAGCTCACCAAACAACAACTTGATTACGCCATAGGTCGTATGAGAAGCAAGGTTAGAGAAAACAAATCAAAAGAATACCCAGAACCATACGTATCTTCTATGTTGGAAGACCCAGAAGCTGTCTATCAAGTTTTGTCTAAAAGCAAAGCTCCAGTGGTAGACAAAAATATATTTATTCAAACCTGGAAAAAGGAATACAAGTCAGAAGTTTTGTGTAAGTTCTTTCTGTTTCCAGTTTCATTTGACAAGAAGCATGAAGACTACAAAAGGAAAATAACTGAAGTCGATGCTAAATACGAAAAGATTGAGCAAGAACTACAAGACAAACTGTATTTGTCTGGTAATGCAGAGGAAGCTCTTGAGCTAATCAATTCACTCTGACAACTTACTTCAATACAGCTTTATCACTAGAGCTGTATTTAGGCTATGTTGCCTGTGAGGGAGAAACAAATGGATGCTCACATGATGTCCACTTTGTATGCTGCTGCTACTGAGAGTCTTGTCTCAGATGCTTCAGCTACAAGTACATTTGAGAAAATGATTTCTGTCGCATTTACGCACAGCTCAGTTGAAACGTTTGCTAAAGACCTGCGGGATACTGAGAAACAAATCAAGAAGGACTATGAAGTCAGTTCGATGCCAGGTCCTTGGAGATCAGCCAAGTCAGTCATTCACACAGCTATGAAGCTCAGTATCAAGCTCATTGATGACAACGGAAGCTATTGCGGTAAAACATTCCTGCAAAACAAAATCAAAGAACTGAAGATTCCCAAAGAAGAAACCAGTGCTGAAGATTACGCCAACAAAGTTATTAGGAACTTGATGAATGTCCCTGAAGGTATGGATGCTCTCAAAGTATTCAAACTCGTCAAAGACTTTGTGAATGCGAGTGGCAAGTAATGCTGACTAAAGGCATTGAGGTAATGAAGTACATACGTGCAAGTGCTGGCAGAGCTGGCATTTCCGTTGTATTTGAAGATGCTAATCAACCTAGACATGATGGCAAAACCATCTATCTGCCTAGAATTGTTACCACAACTACAGAGTTAGAACTCAAACAACTAATGGCATCAACGGATCACGAAGTGGCCCATGATCGCTTTAGTTCATTTGATATTCTCAAAAAGAAGGAACTGCATCCTCAAGGTATGTTGATGTTTGTATGGAATTTCCTAGAAGATTCCAGAATTAACTACATTGAAGCTGTAGAGTACCGTGGTTTCAAGGAGAACTGGGATGATTGCAGCTCTATATTGATTGAACAGATCATAAAAAGATGCAAGGAAGAACCTACTCCAGCTTCAACGCTCATCACAGCTATGTTTTGTTGGGAAGTAGTTTTAACAGGTTCTATGTTCCCCCAAATAGAACTTGCTGTAAGCAAAGCAACTCCTGACAAAAAAGTTCTGGATGTTCTTAATAACTTTACTGATCGTCTTGCTCATTGTTATACGATCTTAGATAAAGAAATAGGAACTGAAGCAACCTATCAGTTGGCTATAGACATCCTCAAAAAACTTGGTGAAGAGTGCAAAATTGAACTAAAACCAAAGCCTATCAAACTTATCAAAAGTGAGGGTGATGGTAAGTTAGAAAAATCCGGTGGAGAAGAAGAAAAATCAGACGGTTTAACCTCTGATACACCGGATAAAGATGGAGAAAAAGGTGAAAGCAAACATGACGAGTACAAAGTCATTGAGCTAAAGATAACTGAAGATGAGCTGGCTGCGTACTCTTTGACTATGCACAACGAAGATGGTGAGGACATGGGTAAGGTTGGTATCAACTTTGAACCCGTAAAAGAAAAAGATGGTTGGGACTTAACTGACTATGAGAAATTCATAATCGTTGATTACCCGAAAAACACAGGTCCTGAGCAATACCTCATACGTAAAAAACTCTCTACGTTTCTTAAAGAGTATCGTGATATTGTTGAACCACAACTGGTTTCACAAGAAAACTTTGCTCAACAAGTTCGTAGGTTGATTCAAATCAAAGCCAAAGTACAACGTCAATACGGAGTCAAAAAGGGCAAGCTAGACCAATCTAGGTTGTCTCGTATTTGCTTTGATGCACCTGGGTTTAACGAACGTGTGTTTAAGAACAAAATTGACAACAAAACACTGGATGCTGCTATCACCGTACTGGTTGATATGTCTGGGTCTATGCAAGGAATGAAAGCGTACTACGCTCTAGCTTCTACGCTGTTAGTCAACGAAGTATGTTCAACTTTAAACATCCCTGTTGAAATTGTTGGATTTACTGATGGAAAACTTAATGGCTTTACTGATTGGGTTCCCATGATGTTTATCTACAAGAGTTTTTCTGATTTAAAAGTTGATTCAGATGCAATAAAGAAATATTTTGAATTAAGTAGTTCCCATATGACTGGAAACCCTGATGGCGAAAATATTCTTTGGGCGCATGATCGACTTATTAGACGTAAAGAAAAAAAGAAGTTGCTAATTGTCATGTCTGATGGCAGTCCAGCAGCTTCTAAAGGTTCTTTAGGAATAGGCAAGTTTACAAACACAGTAATCAAAGAGATAGAAAAAGCAAAGTCAGTTGACATTTATGGTTTGGGTTTGTGTAGTAACTCAGTAAAGGACTACTACCAATCACACAGCATAGTCAACAGACCAGAAGAAATACCAAGCAAGTTGTTAGAACTCATAGAAAGGAAGATCATCAATGTCTGACCCAGAAGTCAAAACCACAACAAAGGTTGAAGACCTTGTTAAAACTAAGATCAAAGAAGCAATGGAAAAACGTAGAGTCTCAACAACAACAGAAACTCACACAGCAATTGTTGACGATCACGACAGCGTTGTAGACAAAACAACTCCTGTCAGAACACGCCCTGAACTCAAACCAAGTCAAATCTATTTCTCAGACTTGTTCAGAGAGATTTGGATCATTGACAAGGAAGACTTTGGTGTCACGATGTTCAGTGAAACTACTTGGGATGAACGTATAGCTTCATTTGTTCCTAGTATCAATCCTGCCTATGTCATTGACAAAGACTTGGCTGCAAACGTTCTTAGAGCATGGGAGTTAAATGAAAGAGTACTCTGTTACGGGCCTACGGGGGCTGGTAAATCTAGTCTTATTGAGCAGCTTTGTGCTCGTACTGGTCGCCCTTTCGTTCGGGTTAATTGTACTGGGGACATGGATACCTCAATGATCTTTGGTCAGTTGACGGCTAAAGATGGTTCAACAATCTGGGTAGACGGTGCTGTAACAGAAGCTGTACGTTATGGTGCTGTGTTTGCTTGGGATGAGTGGGACGTAACTCCTCCAGAGATTTCTATGGGTCTGCAATGGCTCTTAGAGGACGAAGGCAAGCTTTTCTTGAAAGAGATGCCCGGAAGTACCAAAGACAAACAAATTGTCCCTCACGAGCATTTCCGTATCGTAGCTATTGGCAACACACAAGGTCAAGGTGACGAAACAGGATCACATGCTGGTACTAACGTTCAGAACTCTGCAACCCTTGATCGCTTTGGCACAGCTATCTACGTTGACTATCTTGAAGCTTCTATTGAAGAGAAGATATTGACTAACAGATGGCCCACAACAATCACAACTAAAACAGCTAAAGAGCTTGTCAAGTTAGCCAACCTCATCCGCAACGGTTACAAAGCTAGCCAATTTAATCTAACAATGTCTCCACGGTCATTGTTCAGCATCTGCAACAAAGTTTCTTTTGGGATGTCCTTGAGAGCAGCTTTCAGTCTTGTCTACCTGAACAAGTTAAATGACACACAGCGTAAAGTTGCTGACGAGTTGTTTACCAAAATTTACGGTAACAAAGAATTCTAAAACCACAAAACCATATAGCCTTCCTTCAAGGGAGGGCTATCTATTTTGGGCTTTAAAAATATGATCAACCGTAAACTAATCCTCAACAATGCCCCATCCGTAGTAGGACAGCAAGTACACATCAACCACACAGAGTGTGAAGCAGGTGTAGACAACAAGCGTAGGCTGTACATCAAACGTACAGACCGAGGGTTGGTAGCCTATTGCCACCACTGCAACCAATCAGGGTTTGCTTCAGATGACGATAGTCGATTGTCTACCTGGATCAACAAACCAGTAGCATCTGTTACTAGTAGCACTAAGCCTGTTATAGCTTCTCTTGCTGTTGAAGGTAAGCTGTGGCTGCATAGTCATTACTGCGATCCAACAAAAAACATATTTAATGGCGTAGCAGGAGAACGATACAAAGTTGCTCTCACCCTACATAACCCAGAACAGCAGCCGATAGGCTGGCAAGTACGCAACCTAACACCTAACGCAATACCCAAATACACAACACACTACACCAGCAGCAGCGCCAAAGGAGATGCAGCTTGGTTTCATTACTTCAGCAGAACGCTAGTCATAACTGAAGATTACCTTAGTGCTTACAGAGTTAACCACGACACAAGTCATAGCTCTGTAGCGTTACTAAGAACAGCATTGTCAGATAAAACGCTAAGACAAATACACGACCTCAACTTTGAGTACGTGCTTATTTGGCTTGATCCCGATGAAGCAGGTATACAAGGAGCAACAAAAGCATACAAAAAACTAAACCACTTCCTACCATCAACAACAAAAATTATCGTGCTTGGCATAGATAAAGAACCCAAACAATGTACACCAGCAGAGCTGTACGACACACTCATTTAAAGGACATAGATGGACTATGACGTTCTCTATCTTTGCTCTCAAAGCAAAGAGAACCTAAACAAATACAGGCGGTACATTAAACCGCATGTAGTGGTCAAAGAAACCAATGTCATCCTAGATGGCATGGACAAATACTACAAGACATTCCCTGGTCTGACTGAATTCAACTGGGAATCTTTCTCTGCGTTTCTAATAGCAGACCAAAGTAAGCGACTGACTGACGACTCAATCGTTAAGCTTCGCATGACCATAACAAAAGCAAGAACATTTGTTCCACACCATGCACATGAGGAGGTAATCAAGACTCTTATAGAGTTGGACTATCTTGCTCAAATTATGGAGGAATGTGAGAAGGTTAAAGAAGGCTCTAGCGATCTTGAACACGTTCACATCCTAGCCACTAATGCGCTTAAAGATGTGGAGAGATACATTGAAAAAGATGAGTTGTTTGTTTCTGCTGATCTGTCTGTCATTGCAGATCGTATCAGTAGTAGCGGCTATGAGTGGAGACTTGATGTTCTTAATCGTTCTTTGGGTCCTTTGCGTACTGGCAATTTTGTTATTGTTGCTGCACGAGTTGAGGTAGGTAAGACAACGTTCTTGGCTAGTGAGATTAGTTATCTAGCACAACAACTACCTAAAGACAGACCTGTTGTATGGGTCAACAACGAAGAAGAATCCTCTGTTGTGTTCTTCAGGATTGTTCAAGCTGCACTTGGTAAAGAATCTAAAACAATCATTGCTGACTCTAAGACAGCTATGGTTGACTACACAGCTTTGATGGGGGGTAACAAAGACAAAATACGTGTTACTAAGGACATGAACCATGTTCGTGATCTTGAGACATTGTTTCGTGAGGTTAACCCCGGCTTGATTGTGTTTGACCAGCTTGACAAGGTAGATGGCTTTAATAAGTCTGACGACAGAGAAGACATCAAGCTTGGCAAGATATACAAATGGGCTAGGGAACTTGCTAGAAACTATGGTCCAGTTATTGCTGCATCACAGTTGTCTGCTACAGCAGTAGACATGAAAGACCCTCCGTTTATTGGCTTAGATGCTTTGCGTGGCTCTAAGACTGACAAACCAGGTGAAGCTGACGTAGTACTCACCATTGGCAAGTACAAAGAACCTAAGAGTCCAGAAGAAGAAATGATCCGAACAATCAATGTTCCTAAGAACAAACTCCCAGGTGGGGGTCCTAAGCACATGGAATCAGAACGTCACGGACAATTTCTTGTAACTATTGATCCAATCAGAGCAAGGTTTGAGTAATGACAAGTCCTACATACAAAGCAGCAATTGATGAAGCATTAGTGCAAATGGAATTGTTTACATTATTTGAAGAGAATGTTCTTCAGATGGAGTATGTAGGCAGCAGAGTAACTTGTGTACCAGCTCCCACAGATACAGATGAAGACGTTTTAATTCTTACAGATAACTTAGGTATTTTTGTAAGAAGATGTAACAAAGCAGGTTTTAAAGATACAGGCTCTTATACAGGAGCTGCATTTCATTCTTTAAGACAAGGAGAAATCAATCTAATTATCACAAATGAAAAGGAATTTTACGATAAGTTTATGCTTGCAACTCATGTGTGCAAGTCCCTAAACGTATTAGACAAGCAACACAGAATCACTGTGTTTCAATCAATTCTTTATGGAAAGGCGTATGGAAAACCATGACCATGCCCATTTTTGCAGCTATTGACGTTGAGACAACACTCAACGGCAACGAAGATATAGGACTAGCTCATCCTATGCACCCTGACAACAAAGTTGTAGCCTATGGTATGTACATAACAGAACCAGTAACTACATATGATTGGAATGTTTTTAGAGGTTACGTAGATGGGTTGCTGTCTACAACTGTCCTTTGTGGACACAACTTTTCTTTTGATTTGATGTACCTGTTTAAAAGCAAAGCACTCAAAGCTAAGCTACAAGAACACAAGATTTGGGACACACAACTGGCAGAGTACATTCTGTCAGGACAACGCACCAAGTTCTCTAGTTTAGATGAGCTGTCTGTTAAATATGGTTTACCTCTTAAAGACGACACCATTAAGAAGTACTTCCAAGCAGGACTAGGTTCTGAAAAGATTCCTCCAGAGGAATTGATTCCTTACCTAGAACAAGATGTTATTAATACCAAAGCTATTGCTCAAGCACAGTACAAACGTGCTGTAGCAGCAGGACAACTCATGTTGATTGAGACTCAAATGGAAGCACTTCATGCAACCACAGAGATGCAGTTCAACGGACTACACGTTGATAGAGCAAGACTGGATGAATACACAGTTGAAGTTGTGGATAACTTTGTAGATGTCAAACTCAATCTTGAAGCATTGGCAGCAAGTTATGTAGAAGACATCAACAGCCCTAAGCAATGGTCACAGTTTTTCTTTGGTGGTAAGAAAAGAATTAAAGTCAAAGAAGAAGTAGGTGTTTACAAGAATGGCAATGCCAAGTTTAAGCTTGTAGAAAAAACAGTGGTCATCAAACCATTCATTGCTTACATACCAGATCCAGAGAAAGTGTCTGCAAAGACAGGTCAAATCTCAGTTGACGACACAGTGCTCAATGACATGTTGAAGCATACGTTTGATGCCAAAGCAATTGCAATTATCAATGGTCTGCTCAAGTACAGAGAGCTAGCAAAACAACTATCAACGTATGTGCAAGGTTTAAGCAAACACATCATTGGTGACTTCATTCACGGCAAATTAAATCACACAGCAACAGTCACAGGCAGATTGTCTTCAACCAATCCTAATTTACAAAATATTAGTAATAACCCCATTAAACAAATTTTTAATTCAAGATACACTGCTGGTGTAATTATTGAGGTGGATTTTAATCAGTTGGAGGTTGTGGCTCTTGCTCATGTTACTAAGGACAAACAGCTCATAGCAGACATCAGCAGTGGCGTTGACATTCACAGTGCTTTGTACAAGGATATGTTTGGCAGGATGCCAACCAAAGAGGAGAGGAAACCATTTAAGTCTAGAACGTTTCAGTTAATCTACGGCGCTGGCGCTAAAGCTATTAGCAAACAAGCGGGCTGTACTTTAGATGAAGCTAAGAAGTTTGTAGATGTGTTCTATGGTCGTTACAAAGCAGTAGCTAAGTGGCACACAGAGTTTGCAGCAATGGTTGAATCTAAAGCTACAAATGATCTCAATGAAGATGGATTTAGAGAGAAGTTTAGAACCTACGTACATCAGACTGAGACTGGCAGAAAGTTTTGTTTTTCAGAGTATTACAACGAGGATAGTTGGTCTACAAGAACCTACAACTTCAGTCCAACGGAGTTTAAAAACTATCCTGTTCAAGGTTTAGCTACTGGAGATATTGTCCCAATGATGTTGGGAGTTATCTTTAAACAGCTAATAGGCAGAGATGATGTGAAGATGGTTAACACCGTTCATGACTCTCTAATGTTCGATGTCAAGTCTGATTCGTCAGACGCTTTTATTACGGAGATAACAACAATTCTTCAATGTACCCACATGTACTTTGAGGAAACATTCAAAATACCGCTGGCTCTCAAGCTCAATGCAGGAGCATCAGTTGGTAAAAATTGGTTTGATATGAAAGAACTTTGAAATGACTATGCAGACAGGTATCGTAGAAGCAGTTTCTACAAAAGACGTAAGCACCAAGTTTGGTACAAAACCAACCTACTCAATGAAAGTAGGTGGTACTTGGATTAAATGTGGTTTTAAAGACCCGGGTGTTCGAACTGGCTATGAGGTTGAGTTTGATGGTGTAAGCGGTACTTACGGAGTGGAGACTAAAAGCGTCAACATTCTTCGCAAAGCAGACGCAGCACCTACCCCGCCAGGGGCAACAACAGCACCCGCTGTAGCGGCTCCCAAAGCCGCCTACAGTGGCTACAAAGAGAAGGTATTCCCAATCCCTGCTCTACATGGTGACAGGGCTATTGTTCGTCAGAACGCCTTAGCTCGTGCCACAGACCTCTATATTGCAGCTCGTGGGGGTAAACCCTTTGAGTTGGAACTTTCTACTCTTGATCTTGTAGTTACTCTTGCTCGTAAGTTTGAAGCTTATACAGCAGGGGATATTGACATGATGGAAGCAATGGAAGAAACTACTGCTGAGCAGTTGCCGTAAACCTTTGTGAGAGCCTTAAAAAAGCTCTCACTTTTTTTTTTGAGAAAAACAAATGAACATCACAATGCACAAACGTAAACCAGGTCGTCCTAAAAAAATTGAGGGTACACCACAACCCGTACCTACAAAAAAGATATACAAAGCAGTAGGTTTAGAAAAAGAAGTATACGAAAAGCTTGATGTTATTAGGAACAGGTACGCTGTTGAGTTGGGGTTTGTAATGTCCTTCTCTCAAACAATCTCTTATTTAACCAGGGACATCAAGTGAAAGCACTGATTGATGGAGACATAGTTGTTTACCGTGGAGCTGCATCAGCAGAGAAAGAAGAACAATGGGTAGCCCTAGCAAGAGCTGACCAAATGATTCAAGACATCCTTGCAGACACAGGTGCTACTTCTTACAACGTGTACCTCACTGGCAGTAACAACTTTCGTAGAGAGATTGCTCCTAGCTACAAAGCTAATCGTCCTGACTCAAGACCTGCACATTGGCAAGCAGTGAGAGAGTTCCTAGTAACACAACACAAAGCACAAATATGTGATGGGTTTGAAGCAGACGATGAGATGGGTGTGCAGCAAGACAAAGAAACTATGAGTACAGTTATTTGTTCTATTGACAAAGACCTGTTACAGATACCAGGCAGACACTACAACTTTGTAAAGAAAGAACACAGCGTTGTAGAACGTGACCAAGGTTTAAAACATCTGTATCTACAGAGTCTCATAGGTGACAGGAGCGATAACATCATTGGAGTAGCTGGCATTGGTCCAGTAAAGGCAGAACAAGCTTTAGCAGAGCTATTGCCTGAAGAGTGGTACGACAAGTGCCGTGAACTCTATAACGATGATGAACGCTTTTACCTCAACATGAAGCTGCTATACATATGGCAGAAACCAAATGATATGTGGGAACCACCTACAAAGGAACAACAAAATGGAAATTAGTTTAGCAAATTTGTTTTTAATAGTCTGGGCAGTTGTAGCAACTGTCTTAGGCTATATAGAACACCAACAAAAAAGACAGCTTGTATTTATCATGACGGAGTTTTTGTCTGATGAGAAAACAAGAGAGGAAGCAGTAGCCAAATGGAAAAGAGTTCACTCATAATGAAAAACTACCAAACTTTTATTGACAACGCAAAACAAGCCTCTGAGACTATGTATAGAGATGGCGTAGCTGAAGACCGACTAGCTTTCAGAGTAGGTATGTTAGAGGCTTATATCAAAGGACTGTGTGACATCATCAATGAATACGAACAAGAGATTGATAAAGCCACAGAACGGTTTATTGGTTGATGCCTAGACCTAAACGACACAACCCTGCGGGTTATCGCAGTGGCTTAGAAACTAAGTTTCAAGCTGCTTGCGAAGCAAAGGGGTGGAAGCTTGCTTACGAACAAGACAAGATCAAGTACGTAATCCCAGCAAGTAACCACACCTACACACCAGATTTCACTGTTACTAAGAACGTTTACATAGAAACCAAGGGTCTATGGGTAAGTTCTGACAGAAAGAAAGCTGCACTCATCAAAGAACAACATCCAGACATCACCATTCTTTACGTGTTGCAACGCAACCAAGGCATAACCAAAAAAAGTAAAACAACTTACCTTGACTGGGCAGCTAAGAACGGGTTAGACGCTTGTACTTTCTCAGACATAACACATTGGCAAGACTACATCATGAGGCACATATGAAAACAACCCAAGAAACAAACGAACATAATCTTAAAGAGATGCACGATATGCAAGCACGTTGGAAAGAAATAGCAGATGTAAAACCAGTCCCATCAGCTACTAACTTTAGCAGTGGTACATATAAAACTGGAGATGGAGAAATAACTCAACCAGTACGACCTGGTAGTGAAGACCACAAAAGATGGTCATCAAAAGGTTTGTTGTCAGATGTTCTTAATAACGTAGACAAACATGACTGAGTTCAACAAACCAACGCAAGAGAAAGACTGGGATGCGCTTGCTGAGAAGCAATTGGCATCAATTAAAAGAAACATGAAAATAATCGTTGAAGCCGCAGCGGTTCGCGCCGCGTATAAGGTCATGGTTGAACTTGAAGCCCGCAACGCAGCCATCGAAGAAGTGGCACAGCACATTGAGAAGCTGCAAGGCTTTGGCAAAGACACGATTGATTCGCTGACTGTTTACATCAGGGAGATGAAGAAATGAACAACCCACCAGCATTTCCAGTTGGGCTTGAGGCTTTTGGTGAGGACAAGGTAGGCATGACCTTGCGGGACTACTTTGCGGCAAAGGCTATGCAATTTCTTCTTGGGTATGAAGAAAGTAATCTTGAAAATGATGCTAAACACGCATACGCAATGGCAGACGCAATGCTGAAAGCGAGGGAAACATGACGTGGCGTGAAGCAACCAGCAAGTTTGCCCGGGACGTCACCCGAATGAAGACCATCAGGGAAATCATTGCCAAAGAACTCAGAGAGTCCCACGTAAAGAAGCTTGAAGCTGAGTCGGCGGTTGAGTACGCAGTGTCCATCGTTCAGTACAACGAACGACGGATCAAACGCCTTGAACAACGGCTACTTGAGCACACGACAGAAGGAGACTACACATGACACAAGATGAAGAAAGCCAAGAGCCTGTGGCGTGTAATTGCAATCAAGGTCAGGTATGCCATATATGTGACCCAATCATTTCACCACAGCGCACATGGGTAGGGCTGACTGATGAAGAAATTAGCGCACTATGGAATGAATGGAAAGATGCTGTTTGCTTAGACCATAAAACATGGGCAAAAGCCATTGAAGCAAAACTCAAGGAGAAGAACACATGATTGACCGACTCATTCTCAGTGCTGTGCTAGGTACGGTTGGCTGGCATGGTTTAAACCCTGAGCCGCCAGTGCCTATGTCGCTACAAGCAAAGGCTAAGTACAAATCCGTGAGCGCAGTGTGCGACAAGAAAAAGAAAACCAAGACAGTGAAAGAAATGTGTAAACGATGGGAGGAACACAATGCTTGAAGCAATCAGAACATTCTTTGGCAAGCTACGTGGATTACACGGTAATCGACAAACAGTTGTTCAACAAGGAACAATGTGGCATTGCACCAAGTGCCACATGATATTTACAACCAAGGAAGCAGGAGAAAAGCATGACTGTCGTGAACGCCTTTAATTGGAAAGAGTACACAGATGAAGAGCACGCTAAAAATGGTGACCCATTTGCGTTGATCAAACGTAACGCAGTTATCAGTGCTAACGTAACTGAAGGCATGAGTAAGATGCGTGATAAAAAACCAACTCACGGCACTATATTAGGTATAACAACAAAACGAATAAGCCTTAAAGCACCAGACATGATGCCTATGAAAGGTGGTGCTAGATTAAATGCAGGTAGAAAGCTACCCCAAGTAGATATGAAAAGAGCTATGTCTTTGTGGAATGAAGGACTAACAAAGAAAGAAATAGCTGATAGGTTTGATATACCCTACAAAACAATGCTAACGTTATTTAAAAAAGTGGGAGCACAAGACTCTCGTGGTCCTTACGACTGGTCAGGTAAATACAAAAAAGAAGCAATATGATATTTCTTATTTTGTTACTAGGAGCAGCAATTAGTATAGGCATTTGTTTGTGGGTTGTCTATATGCTTGCTGCTCTCTACGATGACACAGATTAAGCGTGTAAACCGTTTAAATATTGAGTCTTTCCTGCCACTTTGACAGCAGTCAACTCTTGGTTCTTTAAGTTGTTAGGGTCATACGACACATGAACCCACCCACTATCGGGTATACCCTGAGTGTAAAACTCTAAAATCAATTGAGTGTAATCAAGGTTGTCCATAATCCACTGTGCAAGATCAGCATTAGCAATTCCAGCAATTTCTATATCACAGGCTTGCCCCTTGCAATGGTCTGAGGTCTTCGATCCACCAACTGCTGCATTAGATTCAGGACTACGATAGCCAGAGTTCACAGTCACAGATTTTCCAAAGTGTTCACGCACAGGTTGTAGGACGTTCTCACACAATGCTTTGAGGTTCTCAATGGTTGCTTCATCAGGCGTGTTGTCCAGACCCAAACGAGTGGCAGTGTCGGACTTGGTCAGTTCTTTTAGGGTGAAGTTGGCAGATAAGTTCATGGTTTGACTTTCAAGGTTTGGAGGGCTTCGTTGTAGAGGGAGACACAGGTTGCAAGTTTTCTGATGGCGGCATCTCCTTCGTCTGTGATGGCGATAAGAGCTTTAGAAGTCTCTCCGTCAAGTTCGGCTGATGCACTTCCTGAGTTATCTCCGCTGGTAGTGGTGGTATCTGAGGAGGTGTGTACGGAACACTCGGAGGCTTTGACAGCGATCCGCAACTTGAGAGCACCACTGTCAATATCAGCAACACGCTTTTGTTGAAGGAGTTTTGCATTTTGGTTTGCTTTCATTAGTTGATTTGCCTGGGCATTTACAGCAGAAGCTAGTGCCTGTTCTTTTTGTCGAGACTCTTCATTGAGCTTAGCAATTTCAGCTTGTTGTTTTAAGACTTCATCTTCACTGCCCTTGTAATAACCTCCTAAAAAGCTACTAGTAACAAATAAGACGATGCCTAAAAGCACCCAGGGATTAAATAAACTCATGACTTTGGGGGTTCGTCATTGTCAACAGCCTCTGCCTTTGCTGTAGCAGTTGCTATTGCTTTAACACCAGACCTGCCAGCAACACCACCAAGAACACCCGTGATAAACACCATTATGGTGGAAATCTGCTGTGTATACACCTTGTCAATAGGAGCCATACCAGCCATAGGCTGAGTAACGTAGGTCAAGGCATAGAGAAACATGGCTACTGATCCAAGCAGAATCAGCATCAAGCAAACAATCACAAACGCCCATACTCTAGCTTCAATATCATCAGCAGTCATGCGAGAAGATTTATTCATTACAACTGTAGGCATTACTTTTTCTCCTGTTCGGGTTTAACTAACATTTCAGGGCAAGTGCCTGTAGCAGTACAGATTGGGGGCTTGCACTCAGCATTTTCCCAGTTCTTAGGGTCTTGGCAACTATAGCGAAATCGGTCTTCACAACCTGTCAATAGTACCAGTAGGATTGACAAACCCCAAATACAATAAATGTTCATTTGCTTTCCCTTTCCTTTTGTTCAATCTTCTGCCGCATCTTCTCAACTTTTTCAACCTGAGACTTAACTTCATTCTTAGCCTCTAAGATGTCAAGATAAAGAAACCCCATTAGTGGTAACAATAAAGCAATCAACAAGCAAGCAGCAATCCATCCCACTATGTCTTCCTCCACTGACTTACGAACAGTAACCACGCCCACAGGTAGAGGAGGAATATAGTAGTCGCTGCTAGATACGCTAATTTTAGCTGGAAGTTTCTTTCTTCCTCCTTGCGTTGCCATAGTTCCCGCCTCTTTATTGCCTCTTGTTTTAACCTTGCCTGAGTTTGCTCTTCTTGAATTGTTTCCCTCATGTTAAAGACTTCACTGTACAAAGCACCCATCTCAGGAGGACTCTGGTACACCATGCACTCCCTGATCTGCACCACCAACTCAGCCATTTGCTGCTGTGCCATCACCCTCTTGAGTGCGGCTTCCATGTGATTCTGGTCAGGATCGTAAATGTTCTTTGACTTTTCTTCTTCTTCTCTTATGTGAGTTTCAAGCTGCTCTTGAATCTTGAAGAACTCAGTGAGTTGTTTGACAATATCAACTTTGACTTGGGTTTCGTCAACGGCAATAAACTTTTCTTTTTTCTTTTTCGCCACAGGCTTTGGCGTAGAGGCAACTATTGCTGGTTTACCCTTAGATTTAAAGAAGTTACTAAAGTTACTCCAAAATCCAGTAACCTCCTTATATATGCCAACAGCTTCGTCAACAGTAGACTTGACCTCCATAAAGGAAGTCTTGACCTGTTTGTAAAGCTCACAGCCCTCTCTGATTGCTGCAACACAAGCATTGGCGGCAAAGAGCAGACTGATTGGATCAATTTTTACACTCCAAGTAACTTCTTAATAAACTCAGCAGCAACACCTGGGCCAAACAACACACAGAGAATAACTGCATATAGCAAATATTCAATCTTAGTCATGCGTTTATCACCACTATCAAATCGAGACTGAATGCCTTCGTACCTCTGAACACAGATAGCTTCGTGGACACTAAGTCGTTTATCGGTTTCTGTAACTAACGTCTCAACATTATCCATTATTACTCCATTATTCCAACAACAAAATATTGTTAGGTGCAGATTGCATAATTACCCAATTAGTTCCATCAGAAACTAAAGTGGCCCAATTCCCAACAACAGCTAAAAGAATAGCTGTGCCAGCAGTTGTGCTATCAATTGGCACAACATTGCTAGAAGCTGACACTAATGTTTGAGCTTGTAGATTCTTAAAATAAACAGATCTTCCTGTCCACGATGAAGCAGTAGGTAAGGTTACAGTACAAGTAGAACCTGTTTTGTTATTAATAACCCAATTTTCTGTAGCTGCTAAAGTAAAGTTTGCAGTTTTAGTAACTGGTGCTCCATTAGAAGCATTAATAACTGATGCAGGAGTAACGTTTGTCCAGTAACCTAATGAGGTGCTGTACTGAATCAAGTCAGTATTGGCTAATGTTCCAAACTGCACGTTGGAGTCTGTACCGCCAAGGGTAGAGCCTCGGATGATCTCAACGTGAAAAGACCCAGAGCCACCTGCTCCAGCTTTAATTACATACCCAACTTGTATCTTAATGTTAGGGGCAACAGGTTCAACTTTGGTAGGATTACCAGTTACGGGGTTGTACCAAATAGGGTCGTCATCTGCCCAAGTTTCACCAAAAGCAGTGCCGTTGGTTGTAATACCTCGCACTGTCCCAAAAACAGTAGCTCGCCCAAAATCATTAAGAGCCAAAGATTCAGTAGCTACACCAACAATCGCATTGCTATCAGTAATGCCAATAATCGTAGGAGCAAAGGTAATAACGCCGCTGGCTCCAACAACGCCTGTATGGTAAATAATTTGGAGAGGTGAGTCAGTGATTGCAGCAGACGCTTTGCCATAAACAAATATTTCTTCGCCAACTTGCTGAGTAATGTTGCCACCGCCCATGCCCAAGTTCCAAGCGCCTGTAGAGCCGTCGTACCACATTTTTCCTGCGGCAAGAGTTACAGCCGAACCATTGCTGAATTGTTGGGACAAAATACCACTAGCATTGCCAGTGTCGTCAATAGTAGTAATAGAATTTTGAATTAACTTACCAGTAGTCCCATTAAATCTAGCAACAGCATTGTCAGTTGATGATGCTGGTCCTGTGACATCCCCACCAGCATTTGTCGTCCATGTAGGTACTCCAGCACCAGCACTAGTCAACACTTGACCAACAGTACCAATACCAGTAAAAGCATACGCAGTACCAGTACCATAAGCAACAGCACCAGCGGTAGGAGTTGCATTGTTATTAGTACCACCAGAAGCAATAGGTAATGGTGTGTTTATTTGTACAGTTGTGAAGTGTCCTGTAGATGCAGTAGTAGCACCTATAGATGTACCATTTATTGTTCCACCAGTAATGTTTACAGAACTAGCGTCTTGGCTTGCCATACTCCCATAAACTTTATCGCTAAGCCTTTGAAACCAATCTCTCCAGACAAAGCTTTCCTTAATCTCGTCTTGAGGAATGGGAATAGTAATTTTGGTAGCCATAGCTTATTGCTCCCAACCTTTTTCTTTGGCTTTTTTATGGTACGCAGCAGCATTAGCTTTGAGTTGTGCCTCTCGTTCTTTTTTCTTTTGTTTACGTTGTTCTGGTGTAGACCCATAAATAGGAAATCCTGCTGTACCCAACACAGCTCGTTTAACTCCTTCTCCTTCAGGAGCACCAATAGCAGCTTGTGCTTGGAAAGGCAATGCTGATTGAGCAACAGCTTTAAGCCTACCAGTAGTACTCATGTCAACCAACTTGGGAGCATTGGGACTGGCGTACTCAGTACCAGCAATAGTAGTAATAGCAGCTTTGGGTATAAACCCTAGTTTATTAGCCAGGGTTTTATCTGGTGCAGCAATCCAGTGATAAGGTTCCATAGCGTGTTTCATAGCTTGCATGGATGTACCATCAGGCCATTCAATACGAGTTGGGTCTTTGTTGTCCCAAACATCTCTACCAGCAGTCATGTTATTAATAACGTTTAGCAGGGTCAGATACAACATTGCTGTTTTGAATTGATACAACCTAGCGTAGTCAGCCTTAGTTGTAGGGTTTATCATGCCCTTGATGCCCTCTATAGGTTGCAACTTAGTAGGATTTAAAGACTTAGGTAAAGCAGCAGTAAAAGCACGGACAGTAGAAATAGTCCAATCAGGAGCAAACAGAAGAACTTGTAAAGCTCTACGACCTTCAGGACTGTAAGCAGCCATAGCCATACGCTTAGCAAACTCACCTTCAGTACGTCTAGCAGCATCAAACCAATTCAAACCACCAAAGCTGTCATTAACAAAAGCAGCAATCTCTTTACGAGAAGCAGATTCATCAAAGGGTTTACCATCTTTAGCAGCTTGTAATCTAGCTTTTTCTAAGTAAGAATCAGCAACCATCAACTTGCCACCAGTATGCAAGTAATCCCATGTGTATTTATCAAAGATACCTAGGGTATATTTTTCAACAGTAGACATAGATTTCTCAAGCACACGAGTCTTAGGTCCGTACTTACCAATCATTGTGTCTGCAAATTTACCAATAGAACCTAACATACCTCTAGAAGCATCTTCAGGAGTGTCTAATTGCAAACCATCTTCTCGTATCCACTTGTCTACGTTGCCACCTAAACCACCCTTCTTAAACTGCTCAACAGCTTTAGTGATAGCAGACAACTGAAGATCTTTGCCTGTAACAGCTTTAACACTTTTCTCAACCAAAGGAAGAACAATAGCTTCTTTAAGGGGAGTCCACAAAGGAATCTTGGCACTAGACAACACTTCCATCAAAGACTTGGCATGGAAGAAAGAACCAATAACGTTAACACGTTTGACAGCTTGAGAAACAGTTCCCAAAGCATCCATAGTCATACCAGGACCAGAATCAAACACAAACTTTAAAGGAGCTACCAAGTCAGGATGAATAGCAAAACCAGCTAAGTCAGGATGATCTATTTGTTTCCAACCATACGGCAAAGGACTTTCAGTAGTAATAGGTTTAATTAAGGATTGACCCTCAACATTCCTAACCTGTTTGATGTTGTCTATTAAACTTTTATTTTCAATAGCTTTTTCAACAGACAAAGCATAGTCTTTATAGATGTCTGCAAGATTGTCTGTTTTAAGCTTGAAGCGGTAATCTCTACCGTTTTGTTCTAGCCAAGTATTGATACCATTGATATGGTTAGTAAGGTCTTCACGAGTTTTAAGTCTACGTTCTTGACCGTACTTAGTAGTTGTCTTAGTACCACCACCAGATGCTTTGTCTCCATAGCCAAAAACATCTCGCATGAACTCTTCTAGAGCACCCTTTGGAGCATTACCCTCTGACACAACATTACGAGCTACGTAGTTCTCATGCCAACCTTTGATAACACCATTCTCTAAAGCACGTTTACCAAGGTCATCCATTAGGGTTCTGAACTTATCTGCAACGTCTTTAGCTTTACCTTCTAAAGGAACACCTTTATCAATATCAAAGCTAAGCTGTTCAAGGTTGATGTCTTTACCAGCCAACTCTTTTAGATCAGCAGTATTGTTATGAACAATACGTTCGTTAGCTACTTTGCTGTTGAGGTTGATACCAACAAAATTCTCAATTTCTCTAACAGGTTCAGCCCAAGTCTTTTTAAACTGTTGCCATCCATCAAAGAATTTAATAGCTTCAACATCACCATGTTTTTGGTAGATGTCTGTAGCTATGTCTATAAATTCTTCCTCGTCTTTAACATTACGGGGAGAAGTTTTAGTACGATCAATAATGATCTCATCAGATGAAGTCACTACTTCTTTTGGGATACCAGCAGGTTGGTCTTTAGTAATAGCAAAACGTTCGTCACCTGCTGCACGTAGATCACCAGTATGCAACCCTGGCAATTCATCAGGTGGGGTTTCTGGTACATAGTCTTTAGGAATTTGACCAGCACGTTTAGCTTGATCAACAGCATCTAGACGCTCGTGGAAGTTACCACGCTCGTCTACAAAACCTTGTTCATGGGTAGCAACTGTTTCTAATTTACGTTGCTCACTACTCTTAGGACCCATGCGTTCAATTTCACCAGTCTCTTTGTTCCTAAGAGCAGATTCAACTAAAGGAGCTACAGCATCACGTTCAGCTTTAATCTTTTTAGTTTTAACTAGGAACTCAGCTTTTTGTTGTGGTGTAGTACCCTCTTGGGTAGGAGTTATTGGAACTTCTTTAGGTCTAAACTTTGAAGGTACAGTTTTTTCACCAAAAGTAGTTAATTTACCAGGCATTAAAGCACCACCACCAAACTCTAAAAGAGTCTTACCCAAGTCTTGATCTTGACCTGTAGCAGCACGTTGACCAGCACCTACACCAGCTTGAATACCACCTGATAAACCACGTTCAAAAAGACTTTGACTAAGTTTTGTAGCAGCAGTCTTAGCAGATATAAGAGGAGCACCACTAGCAAGTTGACCAGCTAATGCAGAGTATTCGTTTTGTTTACGACCAGCATCACGAGTAGCTTTATCAACGTTTAACATTGACATGTATTTTTTAGCTAAAGGACTTGACTCTTCTAAAGCAGTCAAGCCTTCTTCTTCAAGATAGTTAGCAGCAAATCCAGCAGCACCACCAGCAATAATAGTTGCAGGAATAGCAACGTAAGGACCAAATGGAGCAGTAGCAGTAGCTACACTACTACCAACACTTACACCAACAGCAGTAGCAGGAAAAGCTAATGCAGCTTCTCTAGCAAATGTACCAAGACCAGTAGTCTTGGGAGCTTGTTCACCTGTTACAAGATCACTTAAAGTTTGAGTACTAACCTTGTCTCCAAAAATACTAGAGCTAGGTTTGCTAGGTTCTTTATCACCAAACCCACGTACATCTACTTTTACAACCTTGTCATCTTGACCCCAAGATTCTTTAGGTGGAGTTGTTTTAGCTGGAGCTATAACTGCATCATCTTGTCCCCAATCAGCCATGTTATTCTCCTGCTAGTTGTTTTAGTTTTTCTTTAGCGTTTCTTTTTTCTAGTTCTTTTAGTTCTTTTTCTTTTTTATCATTTGCCCTTTTAAGTGCATCACCTTTTTGTTTCATGTCAGCTAATTCACGCAATGTTTCTGCTGTAGATTTTTCTTTTTTACCACTGTACATCTTGTCTTGTTCTTCATGAAGTTTCTTAGCATAAGCATTAGCAGCTTTAACAGAACTAAACATACCAAGGTGTTCACCAGTCTTGCGGTAATGATCAATAGCAGCTTTGTCACTAACAACTTTATTACCAACTACAGTTGGAATAAGAACTTGCATACCATCTTCTTCAAAAGACATAGAACGAACGGTGCTTATAGAACCATCTTTGTTTGTAACAATAGGACGTTTTGTAAGATCAATGTTACCTTCTCTTATAAGATCAGCAGACTTAGCCCCAGTAAAATCTTTACTAGTATCTTTAGCAGCAGGTTCAGCAACTTTAGAAGTAGGAGCTGGTTCAGCAGTTTTACCTCCACTTTTTTGTTTAATTGCACCATTTTGAAGGTAGTAACTACCTGATGGTAAAGTATCATATTCTGCTTTAGAAGTAGGTTTAGCAGGATTGTCTACAGTGTACTTGTTACTAGGAACAGTAGGAGTAGGAACAGCAGTACGTCTTGCTTGTATAGCTTCCAATTCTTTATTTAAAATTCCTAGACGTTCTGTTTCTTTAGTAGGAGTACGAGCAATCTCTCTTTTTAAAGCAGCTTCGTCAGCATCTAATCTAGCAGTATTAGTCGCAGATGCGGGAGCAGCAGCACCTTCTTTAGCAGGAGGAGGTTCGCCACCACCATACAAAGACAATTCTTTTTTAAGACTGTCTATATAAGCTTGTTTGCCAGGGTAAGTAGGAGCAGTCTCAATAACTTTAATACGTTTTTCAAGTTGTTGTTTAATGTATTTGTCTTTATTTTCTTTAGCTTGATCTACAGCAGTAGCGGCAGCAGTACGTTCTCTTTCAACATCATTGTCAAAGTAGTTAGTAGATTTTTGTTTAGCTGCATCCCTAGCTTTTTCAGCAGCAGCAATCTTCTTATCTAAAGCATCAACTCTTTTAGCGCCTTCTTCTGCAAGGCGTTCATCAACTCTCATTACATCAGAAAAGTTTTTTGCTTCTTGTTTAGTACTGTCACCACTATTACCCTTGCCCTTAAATTCAGCTTGTTTGTCGGCCCGATAGTTACTACGTTTAGTAACTTCTTTAGCAGCATCTATTGTTTTTTGTGCTTCAATTTCTTTAATCTGTACATCAACTTGTTGCTTAGCATCTTGAAAGAGAGTATCGAGGAGAGTTTTCTTTTGTTTACCATCAAGTTTATTCCAGTTTTCTTCACCAACTCTGTTGGTAATAGTTTTTTGTAAATTGTCTGGTAGACGTTTTATGTAGTCAGCCACGTCTTCATCAGGTACATTTTTAATTAAAGCACGAGCACTAGCAAGACTTTCATTAGCAGCAGCAAGTTCTTTAGCTTTGTTAGCAATTTCCTTAGTGTTAATGTTTTCTACTTGTGTATACAACTCAGCAGCTTGTTTGGTTAAACCAAATTCAGATTTAAATTGAGCAGCTTTTTCAAGACGTTGTATGTCAGTAGCTTTTATACCATCATCACTAGACATCCACGTTTTAAATTTATCGGTAGACTCAGTGTCAGCTTTATAACCAGCTTCTTTAAACAGTCTTTCTGTTTCAGCAGCCTGTGCTGCATTCATTTGTGTTTGAAGTCTGTATGTATCTTCAGCTTGTTGAGTAGCAGCTTTAGCGGGAGCATACAAAGCGTTAATACGCTCTTGATCTCTTAAGAGTTGAAGCCTTTCTACTTTAGCAGCAGCTTCATCAGGAGCATACTGTTTAGCAAGACGATCCTCTTGTATCTTACGTTCAGATGCAGCTTGAGTAAGATCTTGTATGTATGGAGCTTGCGCTATGTCTTGTTGAAATTGTTCGGCAGCTCTACTGCCAGCAGCTAGGTCGGACATCATGTATGGCATAGTTTTATTCCTTTAAGGAGCCATAAAAGGGTTGGATTGCTGCATAGCCGCTAAGTCTGGATTAACATATGATCCACCCCCATACATACCAGGAGAAGATGAATAACTTCCACCTTTATTACTGTTGTATATTTGACCAATACTCTGAGCTATACCACCAAGAGCTTGCATTTGAGCTTGATCTTGTAGGTTACCTTGGGCTATACCAGCCATACCACCCTGAGTAGGAGCATAACCAGCACCAGAACCAGTAGCAAGACGATTAAGATAGTCAGTCATAAAGCCATAGTAGCCTCGTTGACCAATGTCTTGTAGGGCTATCTGTTCGTTACCAGATCTCAACATTCCAGATGCAGCAGACGTTCGTTTAGAAGCTTCTAGAGCAGGGTTCATTACCCCCTTTTGAAACTGACTATACCCAGGCATCTTGGTAATATCTGTTTGGTTTTCACCAGTTAGATAACCAGAATACATCTGTCCTAATTTACCACGATAAGAAGTAAAGGGATCAACGGCTTGTTGTGCTTGCTGAGACGAACCGCCTCCACCGCCTCCACCCATTAAAGAGTTAATACCAGTTGCAATACCTACAACAGAGGCAACAGTACCAAAAGTCATGATTTATCTCCCACATTTAATCTAAACAGTTCTTCAGTAGAGTCTATTAGTCCCAACTCTTCGTAGGTTGGAGCAATGACTTCTTCTTCCATCTTGCTTAAGTTTTCTTCACCAAGGTGTTTAGTTGTGTGTACTGTTACCCAAATGGTATCTTTTATAGCATACACAGACCTTTTAAGACCTACCTCAGATACAAATACACAAGGAGCTTTATATTTTGTAATCCCAAATTCAGTAAGAACATCAACTTCACCCTGCATAATAAAGTTAAGGTGTTGATGACGGTGTATCTTACCAATGATTATAGTTCCTTTAGGAATAAACATTTGTCTAGCATAAGTACCACATCCATACGTTTGATCCATAGGAGTAAAGTAGTGAGTCAAAGTACAGTCTGGTAGACTATCTTTAATTTTGTCTTCTTTAATAAGATTAATCATCCCTTGTTGAACAGCTTGGATGTTTTCCCTAAAGGAAACTTTTGTAAAGGTGTTTTGTTCAATAATCATCTTCTGTATCTCCCACCACCTACAGCTTGTTCTTGATCCATTTCACCAATCCTAAAGTCAACTTCAGCTCCATCAAGACGTAAAGGAACGTTGCTAGTACACAAGAACTCCCAAGCTCTACGTCTATCAGCACCACTGAGGTATACCTCTGATCTAGAAGCATTTAGGTCAACAGACCTATAAGTAGACCAAGTGTTGTAATCATCACCTGTGTGGCGTATCTGCATAGTTCCAGATACTTTATCCCCAATAATCTCTAGTCTTCCATAGAACTTACGTTTAGTAGTTCCGTTGTCTATGATGTCTGAAACAGTACGACAGTAAATGGCTTGTCCATTATCTTGGTAGATGTCTACATCAAAGTAATATAAGGTTGCTGTATCGTCATCTAAGACATAGGCAATATTACTCAGAGTTGTAAAGAAAGAAGGACGGAAATAAGACTCTTGGTAAGTACCTGCATTAGGTTGCCCCGTAGACTGTATAGAGTATTGAGTCCATGTGTACCACATCTTCTCATTTAAATCATATACCAAAGTCTTTTGGGTATTATGAAGAGTCAGTATATACATACTATGACCATCAATGGTATAGCAATAAGCAGTTATTTGGCTAAGATTGTCAGCCTCTAAGTGCCTATCTATAGAGGACGTAGATATTTTAACAGCAGATACTCCATCCATGATGTAGACAGAACGACTATTAGTTTTAGTAGAACCTATCCACAATACTGTGTTACTAGTAGAAACAATACTATCTCCAGAAGCACAACCAATATCAGAAGTGTAGCTAGGAGCTAAAGCTAAAGGAGAACCAGTAGCATTAGCAGCATCATAAAAGAACTGCATACTAGTAGCACCAAAAGCTACAAGATAGTTTAAATGTTTAGTAATACCAACAAGATTGTCAGTACTTTGCTCAAAGGTTACGTAATCTAAAGCTCCCCAAGTAGTTGGATCTCCTACTGCTGAGTTATAAATACGATTGTTACTAGTAGCCAAGAATATATAGTTGTCTAAAGATACAGCTCCAGGTATATATGGTGCTGTGGGTAACGTAGTCATTGCTACAGATGCACCAGCTTGGTTATATAAATAGCCTGTAACTTTGTTATGAAAAAACAAATAAGTATCTAGGAATGTTTTAACAAAATAACTTTGACTAGTTGATACAGACGTAGTACCCAGAGTCGTAACAGCATACGAAGAACTAGGATTGATTTGATAGATCGTGTTATTAATAACAGCAATAAGCTTGTCGTTAAATTCTACAAGTCCTTGGCTAGGTGTAGAAGCAGGAGGAGTAACAGATACTATCTGTTTGGCTAATACAAGACCAGGACGCTTAACAAATTCTCGCTTCTGATCTCTAGACTCAAAGAAACAATTAGAAGAATAGGAGTCTTTAGCAAAACTACCTGTTCTACTTTCAATAGGTTGGGTAAGCGGTATACGTTCTGTAGCCATGCTTACCGTCCATAAGAGTTGTTATTAGAAGAACGAAAATCAGGTTGAAAGAATGTGCTAGAAGCCTCAACATCCCAATCAACAAGCAAAGCTTTATAAGCCATTGCTCGTTGGGTAATCTCTTGTCTGGCATTCATAGGAACACCATACTCAAGAGACAACTGATCAGCCAAACTCCACACCAAACAATTCATCCATTCATTAGGAAAGTCTGGGACATCTAATGCAGTACTCAAATCATCTAGAGGCATTTGAGCAACTATGTGCATTTGAATGTTAGTTTGAGCGTTAATGTCAGGTGTTAGATAGACATACAAAATACCATTAAGTTTTCTAGGATCATAGAAAATAGTATTGGCTGTACCTGTAGAGTACTTAGAACCAAGTGTGTTGTACTCTTGTTTAGACATAACCATCACAGGTGTATCTATATAAGGAGTAGTCTGTATATTGCGATAGAACCCTTGGATAACCTTTAGTGGTCTATCAGTAATAGCTATTGTAGGGCTAAGACTATCATACATCAAAGCAGACCCAGAGCCACCTAGAGTATAAGTAGGTTGATTGCTAGTTAGAGGAATAATAAGTTCACATATTTTCCATAGCTTAAGACCTTCTGTGCTTAGTTGTTTAATAAGCAGATTGAAAGACATTGAAGCATTGCTAATGGTGTCAGCATCAGGTGTAGAACCAATCTCAAGAACACCTAGCTTACGAAGAGCTAGAGTAATTATTTGGTCACGAGTAACAGTGTAGGCAGAACTCATAGTTTATCCAATTAAAAAGTCGTTTAAATTAGGAGCCAGTTTACCTGCTATAGCACATCCTGTAATAGCTTGTTCTGCTATTGCTTCAGATCCCTCTAGAGTACATGCAGGAGCACCACCATTGTCTATATCTGCTCTGGCACAATCTGCTTGTCCATAGTCTGCTACACCTTGGGTAGTAGTTGGAGTACAAACAAAAGCAAAAGTATCAGCTTGTTCTGGCCTAGTAAATGGAGGAGCTTGTTTATCAGCTACACCATGTACAAAGTCTTGTGGTTGTCTAGGTTCCCAGTCCCCACTACAAACCATAAGTCCATCCCAACGAAGTTGTAGGTCATAGTTTTTGTACTCACGACCACAAACATCACAGACAACTTTCCAATTTCCATTGTCCCATCTAGACTTGTAAGACATGATTAGCCTACAAACTCTACAACAGCATTAACAGGAACTGCTTCACTAAATGTAACAGACGTTGTACTTGTTTCTGTATAACTAGAAGTTAGGATTTGCCTTACACCATTGATATAAACATCAAGAGTTTTAGCACCTACAGTATAGGTAAAAGGAACAGTAAACACAGTCTGACCTGATGTAGCTGTAACAGTACCACGTTGTCTACCTTGATACACATAGTCGTTAACATCATTAAGCCACGCAGCAACTATAGGGGTAGAGCCATCAATAAAGTAAGTAGTTGCCATGTTATGTTCCTAGTAACAAATTTAAAACATTATGCTGGAATTTGGGTCGTTTGGTAAGCAGCAATTACTTCAAGCGTATGCACAGTGGCACAAATAGCCTGAACCTTAGCATCTTCCGCACTGTAGTCCTCGCCTGGTCGGATGTAGTTGCCTTTGACGTTTTCGGCAAAAGGCTGACCGTCTTCAGTGACCGTCACCAAATACCGCACAGCAACAGTCTGATCCGATAGTACTTCTATGCGGTCAACAACAGTTTGTTTTTCAAACATAATTTTTCCTTACATTGCTGTGATTTCTACGTCATCAAAATAAAGACTTCCTGGGCCGACAAAAGACACCATGTTTACCAAAATAACGCTATGAGTTGCCCAAGGAGGAGCGACAATAATAGGTTCTCCAGAGCGCAATGCAGTCCAATCAACAGCAGCGGCTGTAAATGTTAAAGTAGCTGCGGCTGGAAGCGTTTGTCTATATATAGTAGGTAAACCAGTAGTTACATCAGCTTGAATGTTTACATACCCATACGAAACAAAAACAGTTCCTGTCTCTGCTCCAGGCTTTGTGTAATACAGCAACCTATTTGCAGCGCTTGATTTTTCTTGTAATGCGCCAATAATTACAAATCCAGCATTCGTTCCTGCGCCGCCAGTCTTAGCGGCTCGTAAACTCTTTGTTCCTGTTCTTGCGTAGCTGGAGCTATTTGTAAGCGCAATGTTTGCGCCAGTAACACGGGATGTAATTCCCGCAGTATCCGACCAAATAAAAGCATCTGCAACAACAGTGCCTTCAAATCCACCATCAGTTAGCAAATTACCCTCAGCAGACAGCAGCAATGGGTTTTGACGAGTGTCAAAAGAAAACGTATTGCTAACAGTGCAACGCCCTGTGCCAGTGGCAAAATATTCAGCAGTACCAAGGTTATTCATGCTTACGTCACGGAAAACTGCACCGCCACCTTGGTCGGCGGTTGTGTTGACGCTCACAATGCTGACTGTATTTGATCCAGTGCAAAGCATCCAGCCACCTTGCATTACAAAAGTTCCACCATTTGCTGAATTAATATAAATTGGTTCAGCGGCATACGTTCCTGCTTCAATATGGCAATTACTTAATATAACCCGACCACCGTTAATATAAAAATGTCTTACGTTGTAATCAAAAGAACACTGGGAAAACACAAAAGACCCATTAGGGTTAGCCATATCAACAGCAGTTACATAGTTATTAAATATTGTGCTGCCAAAATATGAAATTCGTTCGCCAAAGTTTGTCCCTGTTGCTGCTTGCGTAAGCGCAGTGCTACATTCCATAACATCACAGTTAAAAAAGTTAATGAGATAAGCATTACTTAAAAATGTATGGCCTACAGAAAAATTCTTAGTAACTATGTTAAGCAAAGAAATGTGTGATGGGCCAGTTTCTTGCGCTGAATTTAAATTGTTAAAACGAATACCCGATACAGAAGAAGTATATCCTGGGCCTAAAAGTAATCCATTGCAAATTGCAACTTTTCCGTTTACATACGGTGATGCCCCTACTTGACCTGTAATGTCTAAAGAAAAGCCTGCAGCCATGCCTGTGCAATCAAGCGTTGAATTGTTAAAATCAACAGACATATAAGAAACATTTATTGTCAGCTTACTATTTAACTTGTATGTACCATTTGGAAAAATAATATCTACAAATTGACCCGCAGTAACAAACGCAGTTAATGCGGATTGAATGGTTGTGCTGACATCAATTGTGGCAGCATTGGATTGCACATCTGCAATCTGTGCCGCTGTCATGTAGTCAAATATGTTAACTGGAGCGCCAGTTATCATTGAGTAAGAAACTTTTGTAAGAGACATTATTTTTCCTTAGACAAAATATGTTGCAGAGAATGTAATTGTTCCCGTGGCAGCAATAGCGCCAGCAGACGTAACGCTTGTACCTGTACAAATGACCGTAGCAGAAGCGTTAATAGCAACATTGGTTGCGCCTCCATGTCCTGCCGTAACAACAGTAAAAGGAAGATTGCTTGTAATGACACCAGCGGCAGTTATTGCCACACTGGTAGCCCCCGTGACTGTTCCACTTATGCTGACCTGTCTGCCAATGCGCGTGTACCTGCCTGTTGAGCTAAACGCACCGACAAGCGTTAAACCAGCGCCTTGGTTAGGAGTAAAAGTACCTTCTTCATACCAGTTCAGTATTGTGCTAGTTTTTCCTGCCGCCGGAGTATTCGCAGAAAAGTCAATACCTCTGGCTGCTGTTTGAGGAACTATATTTCCAGTTGGGATATAAGTATTAGTGGCATCGTTATAATATCGAATATTGCCATCGCCGTCCGAAAGCACAATGTAATTGCTGCCAGTTTGTGAAATAGGTGCGGCAGAACCTGTGTAGCCGCCAATAATTACATTGGTATTGCCAGTAGTTACCGAGCTTCCGCATCCACCAGCACTAACTATGGTATTTCCAATAAACGTGTTTTTACGCCCACTTGTAACTGATGTTCCTGCACGAGCACCAATAAAAGTGTTATCTGAAGCAATAGTGCTAATTCCTATTGCGGAATACCCAGCCAAATACCCAACTGCGGTGTTGTTGTTTGTAGTTACGTTGGAGTAAAGAGCTTGATACCCAATAACAGTGTTTCCGCTGCCAGTTGAATTTGTTGTCAATGCACCAGAACCAAATACAGTATTTGTAGATACAGCACCAGCGCCTCGACCTACAGTAACACTGTTAATTGTGGAATCTGAAGTAGTTGTAACGCTAAGTGCGCTCACTGCACGACCAGCAGTCAAGTTAGCCACAGTCACCTTGGTGGTTGCACTTGATTGAACAACAGGCAAAGTCTCCGTACCCGCCAATGGCGTGGTAGCAGAAGTTAGTGCGGATATTTTGCTGTTAGCCATATTTTATTTTTAAATATTAAAAAACAAATGTTTTTATGCTAAACATAACTTGGATACCACTTAGTAGTTGTAATGTCGTAAGTCATTGTTAACGCCCTACTAACCACCGCTGTACCTGCTAAAGCAATATTGCCCGCTGTTGTCCATGTAAATATACCTGTCGGGATCAATGTAATCGTACCGCCACCAGTAGAAATTGGCGCTGCGGCTGTGATATTTACAACTGCGGTTGTTCCAGAAATGAAAGTAATTTGTGCAGTTGGTGCAATTGTTGTTGCGCTTGCAATTGTTGGTGCTGCCGCACTTGTTGCATTAAAACTACTTAATACAAGACTTGTGCCTGTGGCTGCGCCAATAATTGGTGTAGTCAACGTTGGTGTATTAGAAAAAACTAATACTCCAGTGCCTGTGTCGTCAGTAACCGCAGCATCTAAATTGGCACTGGTTGGTGTTGCCAAAAAAGTGGCTATACCTGCCCCCAAACCATTCACACCAGTTGCAATAGGTAACCCTGTGCAGTTGGTCAACGTGCCGCTTGTGGGTATACCAAGTAAAGGCGCTACTAAAGTTTTATTACTTAAAGTTTGTGTTGTGTCTTGTGTAGCTAGTCCATTGCTTTGACTTAGATTTGTTATTACTTCTGCAGTAGTAGTTGGTGGACTACCACTTACATTTGCAATAGCTGTATAAATAACAGTATTGACATCATTAAGCCAAGGAGACTCGATGACCGTCCCACTAGTAAATACAGTTGAGGTCATAAAGACTCCTTATTAAACACCCATGATTACTTCAACAGTAGCACCTGTTCCAGAAATAGAAGCAACAACAGCACGTACATATCTCCAAGTAGCTATTGAAGTAAAACCTTGTGTATCACTGGTAGTACCAGTCATACTAAAAGCATTTATAGTAGCCCAATTACTTTTAGTACCATTAAAGGTGTCTTCTTGATTTGAACCTTGAATAGTTACTGTAGCACTTACAGCACCTGTACCAGTGATAATAACTTGAAAAGTACTCCAAGGACTTTCTTTATACAAAGGTGTAGAGTTACCATTACTTGTTGTAGATAACACACCACTAAAAGCAAAGTAACGAGGTTGTTCTCCACTTTTAATTCTTACGACATCACCCATATCAAACTCCCATCTTGCAAAGGTTGTACCTATTAAAGATACTAGGAGAAGATCATTCTCCTCCTAGTAAACTACACTACATATTAGGCATCAGAACCAATAGCAGGAAGTACAAAACCTGAGTTCATAGTTCCATCTCCAATATAGAGGTTGTTAAACATTCCATATTGAACAGCATTAGCAGTAACCACAATAGCAGCAGCAACGTCAAGAGCACGGATTGTGTTGTTCATAACAATACCAGAACCAGTGGTAGCAGTAGTACTAATCAGACAAGCACCAGTTGCAGTATCAGTATTGACGCAATAGACCTTATTGCCTGAAATTAGAGCAGCAGTCATTACCAATGCAGCATGACTCAAGAATTGAGACACGTTGTTTTGAGCAACAGTTTGAACAACATAGTTGTCAGTCAATGTCAAACCAGTCATTGTGCCAAGCACAACAATAGGAGCAACAGATTTGGTTGTAGCATCAGATTTAATAAAACAATTAGATACTTGCAAAAAATCAGCATTGACAGTTACAGTAGTTTTAACTGCTGACAAGAAACCAAGAATGGCACTTGTATCAGTAAACGAACAGTTGTCAATAGTAAAATACGCAGCAGCACCAACTGTAAAGGCAGAAGTGATACTTAAGAAATTACCAATAAAACGACAATTAAGGATTGATATGTTATCAGCAGACACAGCAATGGTAGTTGTTGCTGCTGTACCAAGAGTAAACGTAGGACGTTTAGTACCAGCACCTAAACCAACAATTGCTACACCAGCAATATCAAAAGCTAAAGCAGTTGCGCTAGAAATAGTTTCAGCGTGACCTGGTTTAATAAAAATAATGTCTCCACGATTAGCAGTACAGCTAGTAATAGCATACTCAAGAGTGCCAAAGGGAGCATTGAAAGTACCTGGGTTACCATCAGAACCACCAATTTGTCCAGGCAAAGTTGGGGTAGCGTTAGATACCCAATACACTTGACCAGGGTGAGACTGAGTGATTGGAACACCACGGATAGTTACGTTGTTAAAACCACCTGGGAAATTAGATGCGGGAGATTGTGGGAGAGCCATTTTGAAATCCTATGTTGACATAAGTGTTACACAAACAACACTATCTACTAGATAGCGTCATCATCAGGGTTAGCACAAGCATTGTGCCGATTACATTCTATGTTACATCTTCTTTTTGTACATAGTTTTTTTAGCAGTCATAGTCTTTTTAGCATCCATCATTTTTTTGATTGGAGCCATCTTAGACGTAGACATTTTGGGTTCAGGTTTCTGACCCATTGCTTTTCTTTTTTCGTATGCCATGATAAGTTTCCTTTATAAAAAGAACCCCCCTCTTTTTAGGGAGGGGGATTGTTACTAATAACAATTAAGGACCATTAGAACCGTAGACAGCACGAGGATCAGACCAACCGAAACTATAACGCTCGTAGCCTTTGGCTTTAGCATTCATAGTATCAAAGTCATTGTCTTGATCAAACATGATGGCATGACGCTCATAGTACTTCATACCAGTACCACCAGGGATGGTGTTACGGATAAACCAAGCATGAGGACTTGAGAAGTAATGGTTACATTTAAAACCACCTGGCAGATAGTTACCAGACTTAATGACGTTGATGTCATTGTTGGCATTACCTGTTTGGTAAGTAGAACCAAGGATACGTTGAGCGTTAAACAGTTCTTGACGAGCAATGTGCAAAGTGTTGGGTTGAATAGCGACTAACAAACCACGGTCATTTTGCAGACCCATGATTGCAATCACTGCATCTTCCAAAGCAGCTTCAGACAAATCTACATCAACTGTTGGTTTGTTGCTCCAAGTACCACCTGTTGTATTTGGGTGGTCGGTAGCGCAAAGAGCTTTACCATCACCACCTAAATATGTGCTTGAGAAAGCACGGTTGTAAACGTTAGCAGCTATGTTTTCTTTCGTTTGACGGAAAGACATAGCCAAAGCTGCGGAACGTTGTTTGGAGATTTGCTCATAGAGGTTATCGTCCATTTCTTCTTTAGTTACGATGTAACCCATTGCATATGCAACGTGTGTATAGCGAGTTACGTAACCTTGAACTTCAGAATCATACTGAACGCCAGAGCCTTGTGACTTGACTGGTACAAGACCAAATCCAGTCAGTTGGACATCTTCTTCATAGTTTTGACTTGAAGTGTCTTTGTCAAACAAATCCACATACTCTTCAGGATGCTCATCGTAAGTTTGTCCCCACCAAGCTTTGATGCCAGGCCATAAGGCCTTGGGATGGGAACTGGTTGTGATAATACCTGCCATAATCTATTCTCCTAATTAAATGCCAGCAGTGCCAGTAGAGGCGCTGTAAACATGGTTATTGATCCGTACCAACAGTTTTGCATAAGCAGCAGCAGGAGTATTATCTACACGCTGAGTAAAGCCCATAAGTTTCAAGTTGGCAGTGTTGCTATCTGTAAGAGTAGCAGCAGTAGTTGTACCTGAATCACTATAGTCTGTAGCACCAGCGGCAATCAAGAAGTTGGTATTGCGACCAATATCAGTAACAGCAGTAGGAACAGTTTGACCATCTTGAATTTCAAACACAATGTTTGCATCATCAGCAACCAGAGCATATTGAACAGTAGTGGCACTTGCTTGAATACTGCGAATAGTCAAATCAATGTTAGAAGCAACTAAGCTAACTCCAGGAGGAGCAACAAGGAAACCAACTACAACACCAATAACAGCAGAACCAGCAACACCAATAGAAATACCAGCAAGACCATTGACATCAGCACTACCACTCAAGGTAACGGGATCACCAATGTACAAGTCAGCACTATTAACGGGAACAGAATACAACCGAGCTTGCCCTGTGTAGGGTGCTCCGTTGAGATAACTGACGGGTTTTAAACCACCAGGGCGATTTGCGTTTGCCATAAAAACCTCCAGATAAATTAAGTAAGTTTGATTCCGTCACGAGGAACATAAAAGCCTTGGTTATCACCAGCGACTTTACCGTTACGTATAGCGGCATCAATACGGTTGTTTTTTACTTGAAATTCGGCTTGATCTTGCTCGTACCATTCTTGCCGTATTTTCATTAGATACCCAAACTGTTCTGTGCCTTCAGCACGGGGGTTTACAAGATACCTAATTCTTTCTCCAAGGTCGCCATTACGACTAACCACATTTTCACTTACTCCACCTACCTCTATAGGACTAACAAATTCATAGCCACCATCTAGGGCTTCTTGAACACGACTTCCAGCATCGGTAAAGATGTGAAGATGGTATCCATCAATTTGCTGTCTTACACCAAGCTTAGCTTCTGTGCCATTAAATACATTACGGCGTTTTCGTACTGTACCACTTCCTTGTGGGTCTGTGGTAATAGCAGAAGAAGTAGAAACAGAAGCTTCTCTTTCTGCTGCTTTCTCAATCAGACGATCTCGTTTTTCAAATTCATTAAGAGCACGTGGCATATTGTTTCCTTTTAAATTGGTTTGTCAAGGGATTTTTTAATTCCAGTCAAAGTCTTGTACATATTGTTCACGGGTCATAAGCTTTTGCTTAACAAACCGATCACAAGCAGCCTTAGCTTCTGAGGGGAGGTTTTCATAGGATTGAGCATTACTACTGCTCCGACTTTGCCTACCTGACCCGGATTCCACTCGGTTGGTACTAGGACTTTTAGACTTTCCTCCAAACCTATTGGGGAATTCTTCTGCTAATGCCTCGTCTAATTTTTCAAGAAAAGCCTCTCCTTTGAGACCAGGAAACTCTAATCGAAGTCCTTCCCCAATACCATTAGCAATACTAGTCATACGGCGATCTTCACCAAACCAAGCATTTTTATCTAACCAAGATTGCAAGTTGGGGTCAACTGCGATTGAAGTTGGTTGCTCAGGTACGCTAACAACATCTCTAACGGCTTGTTTTGCTTCTTTTAAATCTTCTTTGGCTTCATCTAATGCGTCATCTAAAGCATTAACTCTTTGTCCATCACCATCATTTATAGCTTGAGCACGACTTTCTTTTATGTCTTGAATACGTCTTTCGTACTCATTAGCTTTACGTTCGTAAGATTCTCTTTGAAACTTTTTAAACTCTTCCGCAGCTTCTCGAAAATCTTTGAGTTGTTCTTTTGTAGCGTTTAGGTCTTTGACAAGGTTTTCGTTATTCTTTCTAAGAATAGGAAGAATCTCTCGACCACGCTTTACAAAAGTTTCAGCATCTACCCAATCAGTTTCATTTCCTCGGTAGCGTTCTTTTGGAACCCAACCTTGAGATTCAGCTTCATGTTGAACGTCAGATGATATTGCGTCATTGTTATTAGTATCATTTTCACTCATGGTTTACCCCTTAGCTAAGTATGGATCAACAAGATTTACATCGGCATCAAGTGTGCCAGTGATGTCTTTGTCGTTGATAATGCGGTAGTGGTTTCCGTCTTTACCTAAGTAAAGCAGACCAGCGTACTTGGCAAAAATAATTTTGTCGCCAACTTTGCACCAAGGTGCGGGTTCATCGGCATAGCATTGATCACCCATAGCAATAACAAGTCCAGTGGTATTACCCATCTGTTCTCGATCTTTAAAACTTCCAGTAGTAAGAACAATACCACCTTCAGATACTTCTTTAATCTCTTGAGGCTTTACTAGCACTCTCCAACCACAAGGGTTGATCCCAGATTGATTGCTCATTTGTTTCTCTCTTATTTAACTTCAAACAGATCTTCGTACTCAATGTTAAGGATGACAGCGATTACTCGGCATCGTCCTTTAATTTCTGCTTCTTCTTCAAAAGCATTGTTGATCAAACCTTCCTTCATGGATTCTCGGTCTGTTGTAAGCATCTTCATAAAACGCTTAGTTACAGGATGGTGTTTCCACTCTTCAAAACTTTCTGAACTTACTAACTCTGCTGACATTTTTTCTCCTTATTACATAGGTAGTTGCGATTGTTGCATTTGTTCCATACCCCCCATTATTTGACTTTCAGGTGCTTGCTGTAACATTTGCTCTGTTTGTCCACCCACCATTGATGCGTAGACTTTGTTCATGGTATCAATTGATCTGAGAATACCTTCTCTACGTTCACGATTGAGCGCAATACTTGTATTGATTTCTTGGATACGCATCTTCTCGCCTTCAGTAGCAATACCAATTTTGATAGATTCTGCTTCTGCTTGCAGCTTTTGAATCTTGGCTTGGTTAAGTTCTGCTTCTCCCATAAGTTTAAGCAGTCCCATCTTCATAGCCAGTTCACCTTCAGCCTGTTTAGACCGCATCTTCATCTCTTCAATTTGAAGTTTAGGATTAGGTGGAATAGGAACAGCGTTAGGTCCTTTAGGATCAGGAAGAAGTTTCTCAATGTTTGTAACTTTAATTGCTTTAAGGAATGCGTTCTCAACTTCATATTGGTCATATAAACCTGGGGTTACAGCAACTCGTTGAGCAATAGCCATAGCTTGTTGCAAACGCTGTGCATCAGACGTAATGCTTGGATCAGCAGTAGGCATGACATCTGTTACAGGACCATCGTAGTCAGTAGCTAAAATAAGCCCCTTGCTTATAGCATTTGAAACATACTCAGTATCTTCACTAATAAAAACTTGGTTGAGGCGATACAACTTGCGAAACTCTTGTTTCAAACTACGGTGAGTACGTTTAAAGATACCATTAAATATCTTCATACCCTGTTCAGCCATAGTACGGGTAGTCTCAGCAGGAGTATTCTGACCAGGGTTTTGACCAGAAAGAATATCTACAGAACCACCAATACGTTCACCATAGTTGATCAACAAGTTCAATAAAGTAAACAATACCTGAGAAGGTTCACGTACAGGAAGAGGAACAATGCCTTTACGCAAATCATCTCCGGTAGTGTCTACATGCTTCCACTCCATTGGGTTGAAGGAGTAGTTACCACCACGAAGCTTAATACCACGGCTAAGAAATCCACCAGCAGTGTTAGCCATAGTGCCAGAATCAACGAGTTGGTTAACAATTGTGTTGATTGATTCGTTGAGTGGCCCAAGAAGAACTCCAAAACCTAAGTCGTAAAAGCCACCATCAGGAGATGGAATAAAAGGATACTTAGTAAAATATTGTTCTGCTTTGATACTAAGGATGACATCACCCTTTTTATTGCGTTCAATATCTTTTTCAGTGTACCTAGCAACAATGCGAGCAACTTGTTTGTTGTCTCTACGAACATAGACGATATAAGGTTCAGCGTAACCATCATCATCAAAGTCTATGTGGCAATGTTGTTCAAGTATCTCAACTGGTGTACTTGAATCATTGGGTTCAGGGGGACTCATCCCTTGAGCTTTATCTTGGGTTTCTTGTAAACCACCCCCCATAGAAATATAAACATTTTGTTGAGCACGACCTTCAGATACTTCTAACCACAATCCACGAGCTACACGTTCATAGATTTCATTTTTAGTCATTTGAAGAACATGGGTAACTCGACTAGCTGTCTCTAAGCTTTTAGTCCAGTAGTTAACAACCAAGTCCTTAGCCAAGACATTTTCAGAAACGTTATGTTTGCGAATAGGATCATAATAAGTTTTCTTAAAAGCACAACCAATAATAGGTTGCGTAATAAGAACTTTGTCCATCTCTCCTTCCCAATCTTCATCCTCTTCAAGAAGTTGGTAGCTCATGTGTTGTTCAACACGACTTGAACGTAGAGCACGTTGACCATCTTTGTCATCACCAACAATACGGCACTTAACAGGAAGGTTGCTATCAATTAGGACTGGATAACTACGGGCATGATATTGCAGTGCAGCAATAGTAATGAGTGGAAACTTTATGTTAGAAGCATTAGCCCAAGGGAAGTTTTTTGTCTCAGCAACTTGTAAAGCAAGTTTTAAAGAAGCTTCAGTTCGTTTTTCCCAGCTACCACGAGACATCAAATCATTGTCAAAGTCTCTAACAATTTGAACTCCAATTGTCGTTAAATCTTCTTTGCATAAAAGGTCAGCAATATTAGCCTCATATACGAGGTCGCTGACGTTGTATTTATCTTTTAAGTTCATAGCTTTTAATACCCGCAAGTAAGAGAACGACCTGAGACGTTCAAATTGTTTTCATGAATATAAGCCTCGTACTCTTCTTCCTCAAGTTCTTTATCGGTTGGTGCTTCCCACATCCTGTCGAGCATCAAGCCCAAGTATGCCCAAGCATCTACTTGGTCATCATGCTTGTCTCTAGGAAATCGGAGAAGCTCATCCTCAAAGCCTTGATACCACTCAGCGTCCTTATCGAACTTACAAGCCCCACTTCTCATACGAGCTTGGATACTTCTAGCACGGGTAAGTTTGTCACCACTAGGCTTAAGCAGAACAGTGTTGATAAACTCTCCACGCTTGAGCATCTCTTCGTTAAGATAGGGACCTATAGCTTTCTGAATCGTACCTTGTTCAAGTCCAAAGAGTACGGGCTTATAAATCTTTTGAATCATGAGGATTGTATCCACAATCTCCAAAGCATCCATACGTTGTTTGATCACATGCTTGCAGTACAACCTGCCATCTTCATCCATACCACCAACAACAAAAGCAGAGTAATCTGCCTTCTGAGACTGGGATACAGCTAGGTCACAGGTCGCATAGTACACCAGATTTTTCTTTCGGTCTTCTTCTTTTATTGGTACAAAGTCAGTCTTCTTAAAGAAGGTGTCAGTAATATCTAGTGGGATATTGAGCATTTCTTGAGAGTAGACATCAGCTAGACCTTGTCGTACATAGTCATCCTTCTGCATCCTAAATTCAGTAGCAGACTTCATTTCAGGCCAAAGCAAAGATTTAAAGTCATCTGTGTGAGCACGGTACTTGACAGACCTCCAAGGCAAAACATTGCTGGAGTATTCTTTTAAATCTTCTTTGATAAGACTCTTTACTCCACGATGGGATGCCAATTGAGAAGCTGGCATTAAGTTCTCAAGTAGGCTATCTAAGTGTAGGATAGTGCCTACTATACGTATCTTTCCTGTAGATGAAACACAGGGAATGAGAGCACCGTAGAACCAACGCTTAAATTTCTGACGGCGATCTTTGTTCATAACGATCTCGTCATTTTCCATGTCATCCCCAATGATTAGGTCTGGACGAAGGTTAGCCCATTTCAATCCACGGAGTTTCTGCTCTGAGCCTTTGGCTTGGATACGGAATGTCCATCCATCTTCCAACTCAACAATCAAGTCATCTTCAGTATCTTTGGGAAACTCTTTGACCCCAAATAGGGAACGTAGATCATCGTTCTCCAACAGTTCTTTCTTAATGTCTCCAAGGAACTGTACGGCTTGGGTAACGGTATCTGAAACAATAAGAACGTATCTGGATTCTCTGAAAAGTACAGATGCTAGGGTATAGGCATGGGTTACGGCTGTACTTTTAGCATGATACCGAGGGGCAGCTATAGCAACTTGCTTGCTGCTACTAGTAACAAGATCCCATATTTCTTTGTGAAAGTCTGGAGTAGGAGCTGGTTTATCAAAGTTCTTTCTCAACACAGAGTTGACAAAACCTTCCATGACATCTGCATTGAGTTTAGACATTGCTAACGACTTTAGCTTCTACGTCTATAGGTACAGCAGCTTGGGTCTTATTACCAGCAAACCTAGCAAACTCAGCACTGAGCTTAAGCAATCGTTCATCAATAGTCTTCTCAACTTCTTCCCTATCTATAGGGTTTTCCTCTAGTTTCTGCTGCTTAGCTAACAAATCTGTTGTGATCTTTAAAGCAACGTGAGCCTTGATAGGTACTCTAACAATATCCCCAGTACGCTGGTCAAACTGAGCATCTCCAAAGTCAATGCGTTCTTCAGTAGCCTTAAGAGCCTTGTTGATAACCCGTTTAAGGTTGGAGTCTAGCTGTTGTACATCTTCAGTCTTTAGTTGAAGACTAAACTCTTTGAACCAATCCATCTGTTTCCAGAGTTTAAGGGTAGGCAAGGGTATACCCGTAACAATAGCTGTCTCAGCCATGTTGCCAAGCATAAGATAAGTGCTGACAGCTTGCAGTCTTTGGTTCTGCGACCATACAGACTTCTTATATCGCTTGTCTCTAGAGATACGTCTTTGCATAGTTGCCTATTATTTACGCATTTTGGCTAGAGTTTGAGCCAATCTTGCTTGTTTTCCAACTTTCCCACCCTTTTTAACAGCAGCAGCTAGTGTTGGACCAGGTATTTTTTTACCTAAAGGTATACCAAGACTACGATGAAGACCACCTTTGTTCTTTGTTGCTTTAGCAATCCAGTTTTCTTTAGCCATTATCTAAATCCTGCTGTTTTCTTTGCTATGTTTTTAGGTTGAGCTACAAATTGTTTACCTGCCGCCTTACCTTTACGCTTAGCTTTGGTTGTAGCTGCATATTCTGAAGCACTTAAAGCATTGATTGCCTTCTCAGGCAAGTATCTTTCCCCTGTTTTAGAAGAAGGTTTACCAGATTTGGTACGCCATTTCTGATCACCCCAGTCTTTAAGGGATTTCTGTGGTGCTTTCACTTCTTTACCTTTTTAGGAGGAGTGTGCGTCAAGACTTTACTGGTTGCAGTGTGCTTTACACCAGTCATTAGCTTAGTGCCAGCTTTGTGTGTCTCACCTTTAAAGACTTTGCCATCAGGCAGGTAATGTGTTTTGTTTTTACTCATGATTTATATCCTCCTCCAGCAGCTTTGTACTTCTTAGCAACAAGTTGTGCTTTACGAGCTGACCATTGACCAGCTCCCGTTCCTTGGGTTGCAGCAGCTTTTACTTGACTGACAATCTTTTTACGAAGACTGT